CTGCTTTATTGAATAGTTTTTTTAGTGCAATGACACCAGAAACTGCTGCTGGGGTAGGTGTTCTTGTTACTCTTGCCGCAGTGGCTGGTAAACTTAATGTGGGTGGAATAAGAATGGCCACCATAATGGCAGGAATCGGTGCTGGTATTGCTGGTTTCGCTGGTGGTATACTGATAGGCTCGAAACTTACTCAATATGGCTTAGAATCATTAGGTGGTTTGGATACCACCTCCCTTACTAGTTTATTACATGGTTTTTTCGCTTCATTTACACCAGAGATTGCAGCAGGAGTGGGGATTATAGTTACTCTTGCAGGTATAGCAGCAAAACTCAAAATAACACCTCTTCAAATGGCTGGAGGTATGTCAGCAATTGGTGCTGGTATCGCAGGTTTCTCTCTTGGTATTCTTCTTGCAGATGGTGCAGCCAAACTTGGAGCCATGGCAAATTTGGATGGTAGTAGTCTCAAAACTCTCATAGGAAATTTTATGGGAGCATTTGATGGAATTGGACTTGTTGCTCTTGGTGGATTAATAGCAGCAGGGGCCACTATTGGTGCATTTGGGCCTGCAGGTGCAGCTGCTGCGATTATTGGTATGGGTGCAATAGGTGGTGGTATCGCTGCTTTCATGGGTGGATTAGTGGCTGCAGATTGGATTGCAAGTTTAGGTGGAGATAATGTAGGAGCAAATTTAGCAACACTCCTTACGAATATTGGTAAAGCAATTGGTGGTTTTCTTGGTGGATTTGCTGGGGAAACTTTTGAACAAATGAAAATGATTGATGGTGATAAACTTGCACAAATAGGAAAAGGTATTTTTGATCTTGGTACTGGAATGATTGCATTTGCTGGTGGTAGAGCTGCAGGAGGAATTGCAGATCTAGCTGGAGGAATCGGTAATGCAATTGGAAGTTTATTTGGCAAAAAGAAAGAAGGCCCACTTGCAGTTTTTGCTGAAATATCTAAAGATACATCCATTAATGCAGACAGACTTTCTAAATTAGGTGGTGGTATAAAAGATCTCGCAGACGGATTGATGACATTTGCAAGTGTACCAACAGTAGGTTTAGCTACAAACGCGGCCTCAGCAAGTTTTATAACTGGACTTGACCCTTCTGCAATTTTTTCAAAGGCAGCTAAATTTGTTAAAACTTCTGCATCAAATGCATTGGATGCTGTAGGAGGTGGTGGGGATAATATTACTATTAATCAGAGTGATAATAGTGTAAGATCAAGTCAAGGAACAACTATAAACTCACCAGAGCCTGTAAGGGCAAATGAAGATACACTAAATGCCATTAAAAGGGCTAATCAATAACCAGTAAGAGAATTAACCCTTACTGGTTTTAAACGATTAAGCCTCTTGAGCTAGTTTTTGAAAATAGTCCATAGATTCATCATCATCACCAGTTGACTCAGCAGCTGGTTTAGGTGGAGCCGTATAAGGTTGACCACCATCAAATGGAACATCTACAGTTTTAGGTGCAGGGGGAAAGTCAGTACCCAAACCAAGAACACGATCTAGTTTAGTTTTGAGTTCATCATAAGTTTTAAACTTATCTTCACTTACCAATTCTTTCAAAGAGTTTTCTGACTTCCAAATCTCTTCCATCTTATTATCATCTTCAAGAAGTGGACTTGAAGCTTCAAACTCCGACTTGTCATAGTTGGAATAACCTTCTACTTTACGAATCTTCATCTTGAAGTTCGCACCTGTCCAAAGGTCAAATGGATTTACTGGACTCTCATCTTCAAACTCTGGATTCATCAAATCGTTAATCTTGTCAAAGATCTTTTTACCATAACGATAAAGTTTGACCTGACCTTCATTCTCAGGATTGGCTGGGTCTTTGATGATATACACATTAGATGTGTAATTTAATCTACGTTTCTGTTTACGAGCAACTTCTTTGTTTGCCTCAATACCAGAATTCCAAAGAGTAGAATTGTGTTCACTTACTGGATCTTTCTGACCAAGAGTAGTCAAAGAGTTTTCAATATACCAACCGCCTGGGCCTTGAAAACCATGATTCCAGATTCTTGCCCATGGTAAGTCTTCACCATCAGGTGCTGGAAGAAATCGAACAACAGCATAACCATTACCTGACTTGTCTAACTCTGGACGCCAGTAACGATCATCTGTATCACTAAAACCTGTATTTGGATTTGATATTTTTTCAGTCTCTTTGATTAGAGACGCGAGGTTAGATTTACTTTTTTGTTTCATATCTGCAAAAGACATAGTGTACCTTTCGTATTATTGTTTAGCAGTGTATAGTTTTGTTTACAACGTATAAGTGTATTATAACATATATTTAATATTTGTCAACCCCCCTTTCAAATGGGAAGACGTGCGGTTTTAGGAAGAAAGTTAAGATTCTCAGCTTCTTCCCTAATTTTCTGCTTGAGTTTACCATTAATTAAACTACCAGCAGTTTCTGGCTCCATATTATTTGATTCACAATAATACAGAACCGCGTCCATGTAACTCATACTCGTATCAGTTACGATATCTTGAATTTTCACAAAAAACTCTTTAGCTGTTTGAGTTTGTAACGGCATGATACATCCTTATAATTATTGTTTACTTTGATAATCTTTTATTGCAGCCTTGATAGCATCTTCTGCAAGAACTGAACAATGTATTTTAACTGGTGGTAAAGATAGTTCCTCTACTATCTCTGTATTTTGAATCAGACTTGCTTCATCTACAGTTCTACCTTTTACCCATTCTGTAGCAAGACTTGAAGAAGCAATAGCACTTCCACATCCAAAGGTTTTAAACTTTGCATCTTCTATTACACCAGTATCCTTATTAACTTGGATTTGGAGTTTCATTACATCTCCGCACTCTGGAGCACCCACAAGACCACTCCCGACAGAATCACTCCCGCTATCCAAACTTCCAACATTCTTGGGCTTTTCATAATGTTCTATTACTTTCTCTGAATATGCCATTTATTTCCATCCTAGTTTTTCGTTTGATCCAAGTGGAGTAAATGATTCTCCACAACCACACATTTGACCAGTTCCTAGTCTCTTAAATACAAATCCTTGTTCTACTAAGTTAGCATCGTTATATTCTACTCTTAAACTACCTATTAAATTTTTATGTTGTTCAGTATCAATAAGCATCTGAACGCCATGATCTTCAAATAAACTATCCGATACTTTAGCATTTTCTTCAGTTTCTATGATAAAAGTCCATCCAGAACATCCACCTTTTTTTGCACCTACTCGTAAATAGGGTTTAGGTTCTAATCCCTCTACTGACTCATGAAATATTTTTGCAGCATGTTCTGTAATTTCTAGGATCATTTAAAAATCACCTCTGGTCACTTCTTTTATTTTATCAATTTGTTTATTTAAAATATCAGTTCTATTTGGCCATTTAATCCATTCTCTTTTGTCACCATCTTTAGCAAGATTTTGAAGAAGTGGGAGAATCAAATCTTCTACCTCATTCATTCTTGTGCTCCACTTATCATTAAGTTCTTCTTTACGATCTGACATCTCATCACTCAATACTCTCATACTATCAGTAAGACCTGAGATTTTAGATTCTATTTTTTCTAACTCAGGTTTCATACTGGCAGTGGCTGTTGAGACAACTTCCTTAGCCGTATCTACTGTTTTTGTTTGTTGTGCTTTGTACTCATCTTCGCTGACTGTACTAAAACCGAAATCATTAAAATCAGACATTATCTTCTCCATCTAGTTCTGGTTTTTTATCATGAAGTTGCTGAGATTCTTTATCTTCAGCATCCTCTTTATCTTTAAACCAATAATCTGTTGACTTGGCTAGCACTCCGACATACGCGCCCACCAAAATATTAATTAGGTCGCGATGTCCATCTTTAAGATCTGAAAAAAATAACAGATATAATAATACTAAAAATGTTCCAGCTGTAATTAAGGAAAGAGTAAATCTGGCAATCCAGTTCATTCTCTTTCTAGTTTCTACTCTTTCAAATTTTAAAGCTTCCACAGGATTTTTTCTCCACAATGCTTCTTCTGAAGCGTTTATCATTTCGACAGCAGTGTTTACTTTATCATCTTTCTGTCTTCTAATGTGTTTAGGTATTTCAAGTTTAGCCATTAGTCTTCATCCCATTGTAATAACTCTTGTTTACCTTGTTCTGCAAGAAGTTCTCTATTTTTCCAATGTTCACCTTTTACAGCATCTTTGTTTTGACCAGTATAACCTACTGCATAACCATTTTCACACATCCATTTATTTAAATTTGTCCATCCACCAAACTCATGTCCATTTTCATTACAGTTAATCCAAATCTCCCCTAATATTCTTCCGAACTTTCCTCGACTGTCTGCTTCTGGACATCTAACTTGTATTTCGATATCATCTCTATCGTCAACGATTGCCCAATGGAGCCATGATGATAATGCTGCTTTGGATAACTTACCATAGATTTTTTCGTTTTTGTGTCTAGTTCTAGATTCGGGTGTGTCGATTCCAAGCAGGCGGATTCTACCGCAAAAGCGTACATCGAAGCCCAAATCAATAACTGCATCAATAGTATCTCCATCAATAACCTTTTCTATTGCAGTTATATTATAGATGAATTCACAAGGTTCTTCGTTGATATATTCAGCCATATTAACTCCATTCAAATTCTAGTTGTCCTTTGGGCCCATTAGGCCATGAAACTTTACATCTTCCTGCACCGTAAGGTAAATTGAAATATTTAAAGGCATCTCCTGTTTCTTCTTCATGCCTATCTGGTTTCAAATACCATGGCGGAGCATCAAGGTTTACTACATTCTGTTCAAACCTACTTCTAGTAACTCTTACTCTATTAGCATGTGTTGATTCATTTTTATGACCTCCAGCCATATTTCCTTTCTAAGTGTAGTGAGAAGGTTTTGATTCAGTTTTGAATCTGTATTCTGTTTCAAGGAAAAACCTTCTCCTAAAAACCCATCTACATTATGCTGCTAGTGCAACGTATGCAGGAGTATAATCGTCATTGTTTGCGATTAAATTATTTGATGTGGGTCATCACCCTATTTGTTCTCTCTAATACCTTCATTAGCAATCGAAATCTATTTCAGCCCCAATTCGTTTTATGTATGGTGGAGCTGGCCGGTTCTGCCCCGGCGTCTTACTTAACTATTCTCTTAGGTCATCAAACAAATATCTACATATATTTATGTCTTACTTCGTTCAAGGGATTTAACCATCTTTCTTTAGTTTCTTCAAACAACAATGGTTTTTCATTTTCCACTGCCATAATAATTACAATGTTGTTTATAGGAACACCAGTTCGTTCTTCATAGGCGTGAGCGTAGAAGGCTCCTTGCATAAAATAATTATGACAATATTCCCATTTTTTTATTTTTCTGGAAGTTTTATAATCTATGACTGCCAGTTGTCCATCAAACTCTGCAATCAAATCTGTTCTACCAGCAAGTTCAAGTTCATCAGAATATAATGCACCTTCTATAACGTGTACATTATCTATCCTATCAAGTAATGGTAAAATAGAGTTAAACATCTCTACTTCATTAGGCATTTTTCCATCTAAAATTTCTTCTTCATTTTTGATATAGGACTCACAGATACTATGTACGCCGGTTCCTTGCCGAGAGGCTTTTGTAGAGATTCGATTCGCCTCGGTTTCTCCAACGCGTTTTCTCCAGCGAGATATTGAGTCTTTGTTGAGATTTGAGAGTAAAGAAGTGATAGAGATGTAACTCCCATTTGGTGTAACATAGTGTCGCTTTCCATCAATATTTTTAGTTTTCAATTCTTGTAAGTCACTACCTACATGATTAAATGTTTTCATAAATTTATAGTTCTCCCTACAGATTCTACTGAGGCCTTAATCATTTTAATTGTATCTTCTTTTTGATGATTTGGAAGAACCTCAATCATCTCTCTAACTTTTTCTTCATTCCCATTGAGCGCTTCTCTCTGAAGAATCTGAAGATGTTCGTGTTGATTCAAATGCTCAGGATGTTTTGAAGGTTCATCATAAGGAATGTCTAATCTTCCATACTCTTCCTGTGCAGCTCGTTTCTCTGTAGCATTTTCAAAATTGTATTTGTAAGTCATAATTATTTTTCAATGGTGCCAACTCATCGTCGCTTTAGGTTGATTCTTCTTTATCTCTTTAAGTTTATCAGTCATCCAGCTGGGTGGTTTTTTAGTATGTCCCGGCGATGAAATATTATCATAGGCAAAACCAGTTGGACTATTGCCAGGAAATTGTTGGATTTCTCCATCACAACCTTCTAGTTGACATGGTGTTTCTTCTGGTTTTTTTCTATCTGCCATAGGTAAAAACTCTTCAAACTCGTTTCCACAACTCTGGCATTTGTAATCATAATAGGGCACGGTTTACTCCTTCCTTATACCATTTTGGTATTCCACCAGTTTTCCATTTTGCAAATCTGTTCTTCTCTAATATGTAGTAGTTCCTGTAAGCCTCAACCGCATCATTCGTTTTACAATGTTCGGGCATACACTGCGGGGGGTCTACCCATTCTTTATTAACTATATTCTTTGGAGGAAAGCCAAGAGTCCAATGAAATTTTCTCCAACTTTCATGAACCCTACCATATCTTCTAGTGTATTCTTTGGATAGTTCATCAAACATTAAAAACAACCAAGTGTAGTGTTGTTCGTTTTCTCTTATCCATATATTACTTGGATGTTTCACATGACTTGCTTTATAAAGTTCACGTTCTAGTTTTGGATCTGGATGTAGCCATCTTTTAATCTTACGGCCATTTTTTGTTTTTGAATAATATTCTGTACCATCAAGAACTCTATGAGCTGTTGACATCAGTTGTGCATATTCAATAAGCATTTTGCAAACGTGTTTATCACAATGCATTCCAGCTGCACGTTTCCAGTTTTTACTTAAAAAAAAAATATTCATAGGTTAGTCGGCGGCTAGTGCGGTTGATACTTCATCAATCAAAGTCTTTTCGTTTCGGGCAAAGTTATACCCTTCAGAATATGATTCATTTATCAAATCTGTTAATGCCACCTCTGCGGCTTCTGTATCACCAACGTATCGGTAAAGTTCTAATATTTCTGTAACTGTTGTCATAATCAAATCTCAATTAGAGGGTTAGAGTGAGGACAAATCCCCACTCTTCATGTACTATTATACAGATTTATTGTAAGCTTGTCAAGTCTTTTATATGCTTTTTCGCGAATGATTGTAAAAAATGTGTGTATCAATCTTTACTGTTTTACGTCTAGAGTCAGCCCATCTTGGATTTGGAATGTAGTCCGCGTGATAATGAGTTGCTCCATCTGTTATGTCTTTTAAGTTAGGACTTGATAACACATAAAATGCAACATCTGCAGATTCTCTCCACATTGCACCATAGTATGGTTTATCATCTTTACCATCACAGTACCAACTAAATTGGCATCTGTCTCTTACTGGTATTCCAGACTTATAATGTTTTCCTTGATAAACAACTGAACATACAGTATTTGGAAATTTTGTTGAGTTCACACGATTCATAGTTACTTGTGCCACAGCCATTTTACCTGCCGTAGATTCAAGTGCTGCTTCAAAATATATATTTTTTGACATACATTCAAGTTCTTTAGAATCCACATAATTTAAAACTTTTGCTACTCTTTCTTGTTTGTAAGAATTTATTGAAAGATTTTTAGTTTTTATCTGTTTGTCAGATTTTGGTGTAATCCAAATTTGAGATGTTTGTCCTGAGTTGAGTGTGGCACTCCAAAATGCAAATAGCGCCACAAATGAAATTAATAGTTTCATTTTCCTCTTTAAATAGTGTTGATTTAAGTAACATAGTCGCTTACTTAAACTTAAATTGGAGAGTTTCGGCCACGGCGGGGAGCTCTAGCAATATTGCCTGTTTCCCAGAGCTTGGGGGCATATAAGGAGTAATCAAAATCGGAGTACCATGTATATCCACCCAATTGATGGGAGAATTTAGACATAGTAGTATTCCAATCCATAGTAAATTGAAAATTGTTTTCCTTAGCAAGAACAACCGTGCATGTTGACGGAATTCCACCCTGCATTTTCAATTGCCGTAATTCAGCTTCTACAGTAGTTTTTACACCATCTGTATTAACTTTGGTTAAATTGACTATTCTCTCTTCTAAACTTTTTATACTCATGGTAATAAATTAGGAAATGTTTCTTTTATTAAATTATAGGTTAATCCTCTACACTTTATTTTTTTATCCTTCACTTGTAGAAGAAGTTCTACTTCAGAAGGGTGTATCCCTTCTAAAATTTCGATAAATTTTGCTTCTCTCCGCATATCACTCAAATTTTTAGGTGACTGGCCCTCAACAAACAAATACAATTTTCTAATATGAAAATGCAAGTATGTTGGATTTGGTTCATCAGTATCTCCTTGAAATTCGGCAATAGGGGGTGCGCCAGGCGGTAAGAGAAATTTAATGTTTGGATCGTAAGCTGCTTTTAAAATTTGTGTTAACGCAAAGCAGTCATGTTTTAACAGTATTTCTTTCTTTTGTTTTTTAGTAGATGCTTTTGCAATCTCACTAAAAATTGTTGGTAAACTTGTTGCCATAATTAAAACTCATCAATAACATCCATTAGGTTTTTCAATCGTTTATCAGTAAAATAATTAAAAAGTTGATTTCTATCACCAACTTCTTGAGAATCATATTGATTTAATATATTTATACGAATTGAATTTGGAGTTTGCCGTAAATCAACCATTGTCTCGTTTCTATGATAATTTCTTAACATATCTTCATTACAAAATTCTTCTGGATTTTTGCCTCTCCATAACTCCATCTTTTTCTTTGTTACAGGAGTTTGACGTTTTCCTTCAGTTATAAAAGTATCATCAGAAGAAAGTATATTAGGAACACCATCACCTGTATCACCTCTAATAAGTTTATCATACAAAGACTCAAAAGGATCTCCTACTATAAACTTTTTTTGAAGTGGTGACCATTGTTTAACTTCTGGATACTTCTGTAACTGAATAAAGTCTTTATCACTAGAAACTATCAAAGTGGGTGTATGAAATTTAGTCTGCCTTTCTGAAATAATTACACCGATAATATCATCAGCTTCTGCACTATCCACATGCATGACTTTATATGGAAAGTATTTAGTTAAATCTTCTCTCATTTCATGTAATAGTTCAAAAAGAGTTTTCCAATCTGTAGGGTCATCTTCTCTATTTTTCCTACGATTTGCTTTGTATTCTGGAAATACTTTTTTTCTCCAATTATCTTTACCATCACAACAAATAACCATTTCTCCAAAATCTTTGAAGAATTGATTACGAAACATTCTAATTGAATTAAGTATGGTATGTCTTAAAAGGTCTTCTTCTACAGCTGGTTTACCTTTACCCATTGCCATAAAAGAACCGATAACAGTTTGACTATAATCAAGTAGTATCATCTTTACTCATTTCTATTCTCATTTTAACTGACTGAAGGAATTGATTCCATTGATTCATTCTCATTTCCCAATTATAAAAAGTATCAAAATATGTCTTCTGTAAACTTAACAAACTTTGAGTTTCATCTTTGTGATAGGTTTCAATAGCCTTTCCTAAAATATGTGAATGAACTGTAACGTGCTTTTTTGGATCTGGTTCATATCCATACATCCAAGCAAAATTAGCACAAGTCTCTGGTAAGGCACCAAGATTAGGACATACCACCATACACTTTGCACTCATGGCTTCAATCGCTGAAATACAAGCTGTTTCCAAGTAAACAGATGGATAAGCCATGATATGATTTTTCTTCAACTCCTCCCTAATTTCATCATTAGATACTGTGCCATGATAATTAACATCATCCATATCTTGAGCTTCTTTATATACACCACGATATTGTTCATCCATGTGAGGGCGATCATATATTTTAAAACTAGAAAAGATATTCAGTTCTGCTGATTGAACTTCCTCAGATTGGTTGGTTTCTTTAAGATGTTTCCAAGAGCGAAGTAAAACTTCTAAGCCACGATGAGGTGTACTCATGTAAATACAAGATATTTTGTCTTTAGGTTTTTCATGTTCTGGAATAGGTTCTATTGCGTGTTGAATAACAACTCCATGATCATAAGGAACACCAAGATAAACTCCATACTGATACTGTTGCCAGTTACTGACAAAAAGTATTTTTTCAAAGTCTAACATATTCTTGTGGTCTTTAAGAAATGCAACTTCTGGATCTTGTGCCAAATCATGAGCCCAAAACAATCTTGGTTTATCTTCTAAATTTCTCTTACGAGAAGCAACCCATTGAAAATAATTTTTTAGTTCTGGATCAATGCGAGAAAATAACCACTTCTGCATAAGTTCAGTACCACCTGCAGCTTTAGGTGTTTCTTCTGGAGCATAATTTTTTTCACTATTTTCACCAAAATCAATTTTTAATGTCATAATATCCTTTTTTAATTTAATAAAATATCCTTTGAATCTATACCTTCAATTTTACCATCTTGAACTAAACTTGTAATAGGAACTGGTGTAACAACTTCATCTTCTCCTTTTTTTAAAAGAGAAAAAGATCCGACAATCTCTGCCGCATCATTATGATTTAGATCATATACAAAAGAAGTGTTGCCATCATCACTCAAGATTAATTTAACTTCTCTTATTGCTGGTTTATCTATACCTTCTCCACCTTTTGCTTCAGTTATTCCTTGATCAAACCTTGCAATTATTGTAATTAATTTTGTTAATATTTCGTTTGTCATAAGTTCCTAAATTAAATTGTGTGCGGTAATGACACCTTGGTTATTGGTTTTCACGTTATGAGATAGCACTAGTTAAAAATCTAGCCGAAGGAACTAGATTGGAGAGAAAGCGTGCCCCGCAATTTCCCACTACCGCACATTAATCATTTAATTATACCACAAAAGTATTTATTTGTCAAGGGAAAATTATAACGAACTATCAAATTGTTTGTCAGTCATTGCCATAGTTGATGATTGTTTAGGAATATAGTCTGATTTCCATTCTGATTCATCCATATCTTTAGTCCAGACTGCATTAATATCGGGATAAAATACCCCCACAGAACGCTTAGGAGTGCCGTCAGGATAAAAAGACATAGCTGCACATCGTGGAATAACTTTATTATTTTCATCACGCCCAGAGAAGTAACTAATGTAATCACCAGTTCTCAAATAATGTTCAAGTTCTCTAATATAGATTTTTTTATGGTCAGCCGCGTTAGATGCTTTTTGTTTTTCTTGTGGCAAAGTTTTCATACTACGTGCAGTCTTATTGTAGTTTGCAACCAAGTCTTTTGAGTGTTTAATCCACTCTTTAATATTTTTAAAAGAATACTTATCATCATCTGGAAGATCTAATACAGACTTTGCAATATTTTTATACTCTGCTGGTTTCTTTTTGGCCCTCATTTCAGCCAAACGAACTTTCAACTTCTCTTTAGCTTCTTCAGAAAGTTTACGTTTCTTTCTCGTAGGTTTAACTTTTTCACGTTTTATTACTGTCTTTTTTTTAGCCATTATTTTATCTCGTAAAGGGTGTATCTCCAAGTTATCTCTTCATCAGGCTCTATATCTCTTATAGTACCTATCCAAGAATTATTATTTTCTAATTTTACCTTAAAACAATTTGGTGTATCTGAATGATTTCCAAATCCACCAAGTGGTGTTCTTACAATACCATCTGCAACATTGTCACTAAAAATGTGAACTATTCCAATATAAGTTCCTGCTGATATAAATTCTGTAGCAAAAACACCAAGTCCATCTATAGATGATTTTTTTATAGTTACACATTTTGGTAATGGTCTATACATTTTATTTTTTAGTTGGAGTTGGTAATGGAATATTTAATGGAAATATTGAAACATCATTTCCTCTCATGTGCTTTAACTTCTCACAAGTTAACCATACGAGGCCATGTTTTTTATTTTGATATAATCTTATGGGATAATCTTTATGAAAGGAATCATCTATTTGTCTATAAAGTAAAGGATGATTTTCATAAAAATTCCAACATGATTTTTCACTTTCAAAATGCTTGTCTAATTGTGCACTTACTGAAAATGTAAAAAGAATTATTGATACCCACATATTAGTTGTATTATTTTAAATATAAAAAAAAGAACCATGTTTGTGTCCTTGGCCTTCGATACCTAAAACCTTGAGCCTACGAACTTCTCACGAATCGTTATCGCCGTTTTAGAGTATGCAATGATGCCTATGGATTACATTGCAACACTTACACATAACATTCTTACCTCAGAGCCCATTGGGGGAATTACCCTGGCATAGCAGTCATTATCTGTTACCATCTCTGAACCAAAACCATCCACCATCTCAGAATGCTTAGGTTCTAATTTTTATGTATCTAAATTATTTAAAAGTTCAATTTTTTCATCTTCTAATTCATCTACCACTTGTCTAGCAAGTTTAAGTTTTTTATCTATATCCACTATGGCTGCTAAAGTTTGTGTAAGCTTTACAGCTCTCAAAGTGTGTTTTTCCATCATGAAATAATCTCTCTATAATTTATAAACTTAAAATTATTATAGCAACCAAATACATTAAACCAAATAATATAACTGCTGTTGCTAATTCTTCCAAATAGTCACTCATTTTCATTATACCCTCACACTATTTTTAAAAAGTTCATCAGTTGAACATTCATAACCAAAAAAATGTTTATCAATTTCAACTACAACATCATCAACTTTACAAGTTTTAAGGAAAGTATCAGAAATCAATAATTTAGTTTCTTTCATTGCCCAAAGCCTTGCTTCTTCAAGTGACTCAAAAATTTCAGAAGAAAGAAATTCTCCCTTCTTGAGTAATTTTGCCACAAAGTATGTTTCGTTTTTTTTCATTATCAATCTCATTTAAGTTTTGAGTAAGAACTCTTTCCTCACTCTTTACTTACTATTATACAGAAAGCTGAAATATTTGTCAAGTCTTTTCTGCGCTTTTTTGCATTTTTATTTGATACCATATGCTTTAGCCAAAGTGTAAATATCTTTATATCCGCATGAATCCCATTTCATAAAACCTTCTGGGCCAAGTTCCCAGCGGACACGTGCATTTACTAATAACTCTATTCGATTATGTTCTTTCAAATCAAATGGACTCGTTCTATCTGTAATAGTTATTTGAGCACCATGTTTTACTAGGTAATTAAATCTCCACCAAAATTGTTTTGTTGATTTAATTTTCATTATGATACTCCAACAAGAGTATTATTTTCTTCTCGCATCCAACTCCAACCGCGAAATTTATGGTTACCAAGTCCAGCTCCATGATTTACTACACCGAGCAAGGTAGGAGTCTTTCGATTTCTTACTAGAGAAAATGTCTTACCTCTAGCTGTAACTATTGTAAAAGGAATGTTTTTTGAATCCACATTATTCATAACTGTGGCATTTTTGATTGTCTTTCCGTTCAATATTATTTCCATTATAAACCCTCCGTAACGTGTGGGATTGCTTCAATTTCATCAGAGAACAAATTCAACTGACCAGAAATACGAACCTCAACCCATTCACCAGTATGGTCTTTAAAGGATTTCTTACCCCATTTCATCAAGTGAGTAATACCGGCCTCAACTTCTTCAACACTGATTTTCATTTCGTTAAATTCTTTTTTCATCATACCCATAACAAATCTCATTTAGGTTTTGAGTGAGAACCCTTTCCTCACTCTTCACCTACTATTATACAGAAATATTAAAAGCTTGTCAAGTTTTTTCTGCGCTTTTTTGCATTTTTTCTAGCCAAAAACCTTCTTTAATTTCTGTAGTTTGACAATGGCCACAATGCGGACAATGAACTTTATTATCATTTAAGGTAAATGTAAATGGTTGTGAAATAGGAGTCACCGCATATGACCACCAGTGGCCACAACATCCACAAGTAAAATGATATAATACCTCAATCGTATATTTGTGTTTACTACTCATAAACTATTATCTTCCATATAATCCATTTGCTGCTGAGTGGTAGGTGTCTCTGTAATCGTAACATCTACTTTAGGATCACTAGGAGCAGCTTTTACATCATGTGGTTCAAACCTAAAGTTTGGGCCATCTGGAAGTTTTGTTATCTTACCACCTTTTTGTAAATAGTTGTCAACAGCTTTTTGTATTTCAGTTCTAGTCATAAATCTTCTTTCGGAATTACCATGTATCCGCCTTTATTGAAAGCAATAGAAACAGCAAAGCCATCAGGCGTTTCAACTTTGCGTTCTTCTTTACGAACTTCAACTCTTTTGAACTTTTTCATACGTTCAACAAAGTCATCTGGAATATCATCCAGCTCAGAAGTCCTGTAATATGGTTTGGGAGTGTTAGTTGGCACAGATGTTTTTTTGCCAACTATAGGATTAGATACTATTTCATCTTCAGACTCAAATGTACAGCCTGGAGCTATTCTGTGTAATGTCATAATAAGTTCATAAAAAAGTGATTCCATTCATTAAAAAAACACACATAAGAATACACAATAAAAAATACAATGCCTATTCGTAGTGTGTGTTTTGTTCTCAGTATCATCATGTAATCTTTTCTAATTAAAATAATTTCGTGTACATTCCAGTATGTTTTTCAAACACTTTAACTAACTGGTCATTGAAAATATTGTTATATTCAGTAATTGACCTTTCGCCACCTTTAGGACTTACTCTGGAAAATTTCATATCATATAAATCCATTGAGTTCAACGTAACTTTTAAGTAGTTAGAACTGGTTTTGTTTCGGCCAATTCTCATTGACAAGGCATCACCACAATCAACAAAGTTCTTAGCACCTGTCATCACAGCAAATTTGTTACCACCTAATTGACTCAAAATTGTTTTCGCTACACTCATAATATATTCTCATTAAAGGTTAACTTTTCTCACTCTTTACCTACTATTCTACAGTAATAGGTAAAGCTTGTCAAGACATTTCTGCAATTATTTTGCTTTATCCAATGCCAGTCCATCTTACAGAGTCAACACCTTTTCCAGACAGTACGTTACCTCTGGCAAAGTTTCTCGCGGGTGAAGCCCATCCGGCGGCTTTTAACAAGTCACCTTCCATAAACTTTTTATCTCCAGCTTTGGCGATAAAACCTTTAACAGATCTTCCACCACCACGATCATTTGAAATAATTTTCCAGTAACGACTACCTTCAGTAACTTCCAAACCATTATTATATTCTTCAATCATTGACTCACGAATATCAATAGCTCTAGCAAACTCTTCAGCATTTTGGTGAACAGTTCGTGATGCCATGTGCCATCGTTTATAATCGTTTTTCATTGACTCTAAAACTTTTTCAATTTCATGTCTCATGATTAATCTCATTTGAGGTTTTGAGAGTTTCCCATCTACGCAGACAATCTTTGAGAGGGAATGAAGGGGGCTACCCAACTCTCATCTTACATAGCTATTATATGAAATTTTGGTAATAGTGTCAAGACAATTCTGCGCTTTTTTGCATTTTTTTTTTAAACTACCATAAAGATGTGATACTTTATTATGGTGTATATAAAACCTATGAAAAAAATTGACATTCCTATCTCATGTACTTTTTGATTACTACTAATAACCATAGGAGTCATAATACAAAGCATCAGAACGCGTCCAAATACCTTTAGTGACATTAACTCACCCCCAAAAAATACAAACAAGTTTCCTATAAGACAAGCCTGAAGAACCCATGCTAGGCCCAGTATAACTCTGTGATATTTGTAATAATATTCTTTTAAGTCAAGTGCCTTTCCATCGTTGTTCTGTGGAGCAACAACTTCAGTAACCATAAAAAATAGAAAAGGCACAGATAGATATAATAGGAATGTAAATAAGTTCCAATTTTCATTTGCAAAATAGGTGATATCTCTCAATGGATAAGAAGTCCACCAAAATAGTATAATGGTAAAAAAAGTTATGAAACAAAATAATGTATGAGGCCAATAAAATATTACATCATCATCTTTAGTGTCATTAGTGTTTTGATGTAATAGTGCTGCAAGAGTTATCAATAACCTCACCATAGACAAACCTAATATTAAAAAACCTACCATTGATAGATGAGTAAATGCTGGCATTTATTTTTTTTCCTTAATTTGTACGATATATCCTTTACCACCATCAAATGGTGTGTAGGATAATAAAGTAATTGCTTCAATTATTTTTCCATCATTCAATTTATATGTTGTTTTACTTTCATATTCTTTTGGAGGATCTTTAGCCATCTTGGCCTTCATCTCTCATTCCGTCTTTTATATCTTTCATTTTCATTCCATCTTCATCTAGCCGTCTATGATTACGATGTTGAATAACTTGGGCCACAATAAAAGTTGTGACTGCGAGCATAGGTACAACGTAGATAATTTTATCTGTGATATATGCAACAGTCCAAGATGGAATCAGTATAATAGATGCTGTAATTAAGATATCTTTATAGTTCATTTTTGCCCTGGCAAAGAATCTTTGTGGATGCATGAGGCCCAAAGTTCTCCAACTTTTTTAAGTTCATATTTTTTTATTTTGTATTTTGCATTGTAAAAATTTTGTGTTTCAGATTTAACCCAATCTAAATTTTCATCAAAATAATTCCAACATTCTTTTTCTGTTTTAAAATCATAATTCATCATACCAGCTTGTGACCACGATGAAACCGATAGTAAAAAAAGAATTCCAATCCAATTCATTTCAAGGCCCTGAGTAACTTCCAAGCTTTAAGTGGATTAAAAAAAATACTACCAAGAGATACATGATTGGCACCTGCATTAATGTATTCTGTAACGTGGCCAATATGTTGTATTCCACCCCCAGCAATAATTTCAATATCATCACCAAAAATTTTTCTAGTAGTTTCTATTAATCTTAAAACATACGGGCGTAGTGTTGGCCCAGATAAACCACCAGATACAACTGGTAAAGTATTACTAAAATGAAACTGTGTAAATCCTAACTCCATCAAATAACCAATTTCTTCAATAGAAATTAATGGAGATACTTTTGCAATACAGTAATCTCTTGGAACTCTAAAAAATATTTTTGCATCTTTCCAAGAACCAACCTCTGAAATATTAGGACAAGATAAATTAACTTCTAAACTTTGTAAACTCCAAATGCGAGAATTTATCAATACAAAATCATCCTTCTCAACTTGTGCAACTGATAGTATTTCTCCTTTTGATGGTTGTATTTTTTTCAAAGCCACATCCAAGCCAGGATTTGGAAGTCCTAAACGATTTGTCCAACCCTCAAGTTGTTTATTGTATCGTAAAGTTTTGGCAATGGCAACTAATCTATTACCGCGTGGTTTAAGTGTGTATGTGCCAATAACTGGAATACAATGGCTAGGTTTTATATAATTACCAAAAGGTGCAGAGATAAAGGTTTCCAAAATTATATTCTTTCACTTATCAATCTAAATTTTAAAGTTTCTTTTATTTCTTGTATCATTTCTACTGGATGATATGCTTGTGTGACTGACCTACCAATAACTCCATAATCGGCACCAAGTTCTTGTGCAAGTCTAGGAGCTGTAGTTCTACTTTGTCCACTATTAGATGACCTAAAAACAATGCCTGGGCATACTCTCAATAGATTTAAATTTACTTCAGTAATATCCACAATATCTTGAGCACTACAAATAATACCAGCAAATCCAAATTTAACTATCCTATCAATGTGTCGTTGCCACATATTACGTTTAACTTCTCTTGTAATCTCAAACTGTTCATTTTCAGTCCAACTGGTAAGATATGTTACACCTAATAATTTTATATCTTCTGAATATTGATGTAGACATTCAAATACTTCTGAATTATTAAAGGTTGAGATGGTTGTCATTGTGGCACCCTTCTCAAGTATATTTTCTAAAACTGAACAAATAGTATTTGGTGTATCAAATAATTTTAAGTCTATGAAAAGTTCACCTTTATAATTTTTAAAGATATTAGTATGTTCAAGTAACGTATGATTAATTTTAAAACCATCAACATAGGGTTCTAGAGAAATCATTAATTCAAGAGCTTTACTATAATATACATTGTCTAAGGCTATTATAAGTTTCACAGTCTGTAACCTAATAAATCTATCGGTCTACCTATTACACGACACATTTCATAGATACTCATATTTTTATTCCTAGTTCTTCTTCAATTAATTTCCATCTATCTAAGAAGGCAACTAACAAACCTTTTTCTCTACCATAAGCTTCTATCTCAAATGGTTGGTCAAAATACTCAAGAAGATTATTTGGAGAGTAAAGAGTTTTCTTAAACACGAATCCATTATGAACTGGTTTCAATTCACCTAGTACATATTGTTTTACATGAACTAATTCATGAGCAAGAGTTTGAAGAATAATGTGTGCCCATTCAGTAGCCTCACGTTCTCTTCCATAATCATCTACCTCTGCTCGATGATGGTCAATAATAACTTTAAACTCTCTAGGTCTTTTTGGATTGGCGTATTCAGACATCATGGCTTCACCACTTTCTGAGTGATGTTTAAGATGAATATTTAATGAAATGTTTTTTCGTAATCGGTTGGATGGAACAAGTTTTGCCATGGCAAACTCAGTCATTGCATAGAGAGCAACTCTCAGTCTAGTATCAATTTTTCTGGCATGAAGTTTGATTTCCATAAGAATTTTTCAAAAGGGTTTCTGAATTAATAAACCTTATTATCTCAAGTATGAAAACCATTGTCAAGTCTTTTCTGCGTTTGGAACATCAAAAAGATTCAATTGACCTCTTTGTTGCATTTTTACGATTTGATAATATTCGGCATCCAACAATTCACTTTCTTTTTGAACTGCACGAAAGTATTTCATTTGAATTCTCAACCTTTTAAGTTCAGCCAACAATTCTTGAAATGTCATTCCATTATTATCTTTTTTATTTGAGTGTACCATATTATTATTTATGAAAATTTTTATCTAAATGAGTCACCATGAACCCAGCCAACCAAAACTTGCCGTGTTCCCTTTGTTACTAAAGTAACTCTATGAACTAGATATGATGGAAAGAATAAAAGATTTCCAGTTTCTTGTTGTGGTGGAATATAGTTTTCTCGCCCAGTCTTTATTTGAAACTCTCCACCTTCATAATCATCATTTAAAAAAAGAGTAAACCCAAGCTTTCTTGTAGATGCTAATTTGGATGGGCCCAAGTCTATATGCCAATCATATTTTCCTCCAGCGTGTAGTGGGCCACCTTGTTCATATTCCATCATCATTGGCCGTTCTGCCATTCCAATTAAACCAAACTTCCAACCTTCGTTAGCATTGAAGGAATAGATAGCAGCAGATATTTTTTCACCAATCCATAACCAAGACTCGGTATTATCAAGTGGTGGAGCGTACATTTTACAATTTCTGTAATCTTCATTTTCTACAGATTCTTCCTCAGAACTTTTAGTTTGAATTTGAGCAACAATTTCTTCCCACGTTTTAGCCATTTCTATTATGCGTTTACATTCTTCTTCTGTAAAAACATTTTTAGACATTGCTGACTTGTCTAATACAGTACAAGTTGCTACTTTGTTAACATCTGGTTTTTCTTCTGGTATTACTTTTAAAGTTGTCATGATATTTTTTTATAAGATAAAGTTCTTAATATTTCCATGTAATAAATTTACTTTTGTCTTTGGGTATTTTGATACCAACTTCTGATAAACACTTTCCCAATTTCCCGCATCAAGTGGAACATAAGTTTCTGGTACTCTAACCTTATCTTCTACAGCAGGGTCAAATTTATAATTATCTGTACCATCATATATGTTACGATAGTTTCTATCTACTAATCCATTAAAACCAATTACATTAATTGTTTCATAACCAGTTTCTAAAGCTAATTGTAAAGCACAAAGTCCTGTACT